TTAGATGAGATGTATGATTCTTATGACATAGAAGGTAGGTTTGTTTTTGTAGGTGTTACGGCTGATGGAGTAATGCCACAGGTAGCAACGCCCATAGGACTTCTAGAACCTCAATACATTCAAGCAGCCCTAGCAGAGTCCATGTTGATAGAGAACAGTCCACATGTACCCAACTATGCATTGTTGCTAGAACTCCTCATATACATCACTACAGTGACTCTGGTGTGGATGTTAGTCAGTGGCTTAGGTGTGGTCGGAGGAGTGCTTTCTTTACTGGTAATCTTTGGTGGTACAGCAGCAACAGAAATACTATTTGTTAAGAATGGGCTGCTAATCGACACAACTTGGGCATTAATTACTCAGATTTTGGCCTCTACGGTGGCCTACTTTTTAAATTACCGTACCCAACATAGGCTTAGGCAACAAATAAAGAAACAATTTGAGCATTATCTAGACCCTAGACAGGTTAAACAGCTACAAAAAGACCCAAGCTTGCTTAGATTAGGTGGAGAAAAGAGGTACGCTACCTTTTTATTTACAGATGTTAGAGGGTTTACGAGTATGTCCGAGACTTTACCGCCTGAAAAAGTAACTTATATTATGAACAAAGCTTTAACGGCACAGCAAACTGCGGTACAAAAGTATGGTGGGATGGTAGATAAGTATATTGGTGACGCTATGATGGCTATCTTTAACGCTCCGCTTGACCAAGATGAGCATGAACATAGAGCTGTCAACTGTGCTAATCAAATACTAATTAATATGGAGTTGCTTAACGACAAACTTGAGAAAGAAGAACTACCCAAGATTGCTATAGGTATAGGCATAAACTCAGGAGAAGCTGTCATAGGTAATATGGGAAGTGATTCAAGGTTTGACTATACTGCTATAGGTGACGCTGTAAATACAGCAGCCCGTTTAGAATCTGCTACTAAAGAACAGCAGGTAGACATACTAATAGGTGAATCTACAGCAGGTAAAAGTAAATATAATTTAACAAGGATGAATGAGATTACAGTTAAAGGTAAGGAGCAACCACTTCAAGTTTTCACAACTGACTTAGAGGCATAATGAAATGGATGAGATTTTTAATTTTCAAACAGAGTCTCCAGAAGCAGCTACAATCAGAGTAAACACCGATGCACTACAACATTTAGGCACGATGTTCTCTGAGATATATGGTTGTGCTGAGAGCAACAGAAAAGACGATGCTTTAAAAAAATTATTGATAGAGCAGATATGTAAACATTCTAACTTTGTTTTAAGCACATCAGAACAAATGGTGCTGAACAGACGGTTAGGTATTAAAGCAGTAAGTTAAAAGGAGATATTTACAATGACATGGGAAAAACCAACATACATAGATATGAGATATGGCTTTGAAGTTACGATGTACATAAACATGCGCTAACGTAAGACCCCCAACTCTTTTTCTAGATGCGAGTGAAGCCCCTCTAGTTTGGGGTTTAGCTCGTTAATTATCTTTGATACTAAAGGCGAGTCATGCTCGTCAAATATATTATTGATTTCTTTTTCAGGAAGTTTTTTAAACTCCGTAACCAAGTTACCTTTTGAATCTATAAAAACTCTAAACGATATTATGTTTCCTTCTTTTTTATTCATACAAACTTCACCTTTTCTAAGTCACCTCGTAGCCCTGCCTTCATGTAAGAAGTAGAGCGACCCTCAAAAAAGTTCTGGTGTTCTACACCTAGCACATCATCAAGCCAAGTTAAAGGATTATCGTGTACATCATAGTTAGGTTTTAATCCTAGCTGTAGTAGTCTGCGGTCTGCAATGTATCTAATGTACTGCTGCATTTCTTCTTTAGTTAATCCTTCTATCTCTCCTACCTCAAACACCAAGTCTAAGAACCTATCCTCTAGGTCTACCATATCTCTACAAGCCTGATAAATTTCTTTCTTAAAGTCATCAGTCCACAGGTTTATATTTTCTTGTATAAACTCACGGAACAATTTTGTCATAGCCTCTACGTGTAAGGACTCATCCCGTATAGAGTATGTGATTATCTGACCCATACCTTTCATCTTTCCGAATCTTGGAAAGTTTAAAAGTATTATAAAGCTGCTAAATAACTGCAGCCCTTCGGTAAATCCACTGTACACAGCCAATGCTTTAGCAATACTTTCTTTATCTTTAACAGTAACCTTTATATTGTTTATGTATTCATGTTTGTCTGCCATAGCTTCGTACTCTGCAAATGCTTTGTACTCTGTCTCAGGCATACCTACCGTGTCTAACAGTAAACTGTATGCATGTTGGTGTATGCTTTCCATGTTAGCAAAAGACCCCATCATCATACGAGCTTCTGGTTTTTTAAAGATACGCATGTACTTATCCACGTAGCCCGACCCTACATCTACATCCGACTGAGTAAACAATCTAAATATCTGTGTAAGCAAGCTGCGTTCTGTGTCGTTAAGGTCTTGCCAATCTTTAACGTCATTGTGTAGTGGTACATCCTCTGGAAACCAGTGCATTTGATTCTGTTGTACGTAGTAATCAAACATCCAAGGATGGTCAAAAGGTTTGTAGTAATCTCTAGTATTAAGTAAGCTCATTGTTATCCCTCACACGCTAGACATTCGACATTCTCTAAGTCTATACGTGGTATTTTTATGTTTACATTTTCTGCATTTCTTGCAGCGTCAGACCGCAAGTAGTACAGAGACTTTAAGTTTTTAGCTCCTGCCCAATGAACATCATTAACGTACTGTAAGAAAGCATCGTGTACTTCCTGTGGCTCAGTAGCTTTAGGTGGAGCAAAGAATAAGTTTACGCTTTGGCTTTGACATATATAGTTTTGTCTGTGGTGTGCGTGTTCTATTATCCATATCTGATTTATTTCTGGTGCAGTTTTAAAGACTTCTTTTTCTTCATCAGTTAAAAAGTCTAGGTGCTGCACTGACCCCTCATTTGCTGATATATCCTTCCATACTTTATCTGTATTTTTATTTTTACTTTCTAAAAGTTTCTCAAGGTATTTATTTTGTACGCGGTAAGAGCCTGTTAGCGTTTTGTGAGTATACACATTAGCCCTTGAAGGCTCAATACTAGGGCTTGTACCATTACATATAATGGAACTAGAAGCGTTAGGAGCAACAGCCAAGAGATGAGCATTACGTAATCCGCTACCAGCCATATCAGGTGCTTCGCCCCTTTCTTCAGCAAGTCTTTTACTTGCGTCAACTGCTTTAGTTTTGATAAGGTTAAACGCTCTGTTGTTAAACGAACTCGCGTACATACCCTCAAAAGGGATTCCTTTGCTTTGGAGGTAACTATGGAAACCCATCGCTCCCAGCCCGATACTCCTCTCTCGATAAGCCGAGTAAGTTGATTTTTTATATCCATTCATTCCCTCCTTAATATGATTTTTAAATCTGTCTGCGTTAGCTCTGTATGTTCCTAGCTCGTCTGTGTCTACTGCGTTCTCAATAAAATGTTCTATTACATTATCAAGCATAGTAACAAGGTCATCAATAAACAAACTGTCGGTAGACCACTCATCAAACTTTTCTAGGTTAACACTAGACAAACAGCATACCGCTGTACGTTCTTCGTTAGTAGGTAAAGTAATTTCTGAGCATAGGTTACTCTGGCGTATCTCCAAGCCTAAGTCTTTCTGTTCTTTGGGTAGTGCGTCATTGCAGTTATCTAGATTAACTATGTATGGCTCACCTGTCTCAGAGCGTGTATGTATTATCTGCCACCACAAGTCTCTAGCACTTACATTTTTTACGGCTGTCTTGGTTTTTGGATCAATCAATCTCCAAGATAAATCATCTCGTACCGCATCTAAAAACTCATTGGTTATGTTTACTGCGTTGTGTAGGTTCAAACACTTACGGTTTAAGTCGCCTCCTGTAGTCTTACGCATGGCTATAAACTCCTCAATCTCAGGATGGCTTACATCCATGTAGGCTGCGTAGCTGCCACGCCTTGTAACGCCTTGATTAAAGGCAAGCATCTGTGAATCTACGACATGCATAAAAGGGATAGAGCCAGTAGATTTGCTACCGTTAGTAGTGCTAGTACCGTTACTCCGAACAGCACCCCAATATCCACCGACACCTCCACCTGCTGATGCCAGCCATATATTCTCATCATAGTGATCAGATAAACCATGACGGGAATCAGGGACAAAATTAAGAAAACAGCTAATGGGAAGACCGCGAGAGGTTCCCCCGTTACTAAGTATAGGGGTACTAAACATAAACCAGCAAGAACTTGCGTAGTTATAAAGTCTTTGTGCAAGACCGTAATCAGTGTGTCCTTTGTACGTTGACCCAAATATTGCAGCCCTAGCAAAAGCTTGTTGAGCATGTTCTTCTTCCTCCCAATAGTATCTATCTTTTAATGTGTCTAATGAAAATTGACTAAGTTCTTTTTCTTTATCATAATCTATCTGTATCCCAAGATACTCTTGAGTTTTCAAAGTCATTCGTGTATTCCTTTTTTTCTTTCTTGTATCGTTTAGATTTCTGTTTAGTTTTTGATTGTTTATTTTTATTAAACTTAGCGGTTCGCTCAGCTTTTCTTTCCATCGTCATTTGATTTCTCCGTCAACTCAGGATTGTCTATAACAAATTGTTTTGCTCTGGTATCATACCATTCTGCTTTATTTAAATCTTCTAAAGGATTACCTTTGTATCTAAAACGCCATCGATATTTAAAGCCATTGCCCCTAAGATACCCAAGGTATTCTTCTTTAGTTAGCATAGCTTCGATAGCTTCGATACACTCAACTTTGCCTTTATTATAATGAATGGGATTGTTTACTACATCCTCCATATCTTTTTCTAGTATAGCCTCTATTTGTTTAAATCTCGACATTGATTGTTTCCTTACTTGCTTCTTCTGTTGCACGTTTTCTTAATAAAAATTCTTCTGTTTCTCTTGCCTTCATGTTAACCCACTTATCAGGTAGGGTATCTTCTGAGTACCAAGTAAATCCATTAACACTAGCCCACTCTCCGTGGCTACGTTTAGTTCCATCCTTTCTTACTTTAGCATTAGGCATCGGTGCGGAGGGGTTAGCAAATAAAAATACTAACTCGGTATTCTTGGGTAGGTTTTCACGTATCCATATGTACTTAGAGTACTCAGCGTGATCCCAAAATCTACCTTTAGATTCTAACAGAATTGTCTTGTTTTGTAAAGTCCTTCTGAAGTCTGGTTCGTAGGTGTGTTTAACAGTGTACTCTACTTTTTCTGAGTGATGCTCCCATTCTTTGAGTAAGGTATCGTGCAGTATAAACTCCCATATACTATCGTACCCATCTATTTTTATATGCTTAGGTCTTTTCTTACGTGGTTTTCTTTTCAATGTATCTCCTTTCTGTGGCTGTCTATTCCTTTATCTATTGCTTGTTTAAGAAATATTAATTCTTCAAGTTCTAAATCACCACCACGTAGCTGTAACGTGCAAGCCATAATAATTAGAAGCTGTTCAACTGACGGTTCGTTCTTGTCTTTTTCAGCATCCATTCTAAATCTCCAATAGTTATACTGTCTAAGTCTACGCCCTTACGAATTAATTTTTTTATGTTTTGTCTAGCCCATCGGCAAGTATAAAATGATAAGTAGTTTGTGCCTCTAGCTAATATGTATTCTTCTTTAGGAAGTAAAGATTTATAGTTTTGTTTAGTAACTTGGTCTTGCTCCTCGTCACTTAACAAACTTTTAACCCACTCAATTAATAAGCTGTCTACTTTATTATCAATTTGTTTTAATGTTTTTTTTCTCATAATACTATTTCTTCTACTCTAGGTAACGACCTAACATCGGTAAGATACTCTACACCTTTTGCATACTTAAACATACGCAATCCTTTACCATTATTAGTGTCGCTGTGACATTCTAATTTATGATGGCAGTACACGCAACCCATAGGAAGTTTCATATTACCTTTAGTACCTGCTGGTATAGGTTGATAACACTTGTCAGGCATCTGCTGTATACTAAACATCTCTATTAAATTATCTATTCTATCTTCTACATTAGGTTTGTCTAGTTCTTCTGGCTGGTACAAAGCAATCTCTCCAGACTCCTTGTTAATAGCTAAGAACCCTCCGTTGTCTGTGCCTTCTGCTTTCTCATATCCAGCAAGCTGATACATGTAACCAAAAGGATCGCTGTCTCTTAGTGTACCGTGTTGAAACTTTTTAAAGGAAAAACCAGAAGCACTCTTAACATCTACAACTTCGCCATCAATCTTACAATCCATATGCCCTTTGATTTTTTTAACAGTAACTTCTTTTTGTTGGTCAGTAACTTCGTGGTCTGCTAGTTTAACTAAAAATAAAAGTAGCTCCTCAAGTATATGACCATACAAAAACTTAATTAAAGTAGCTGCATCAGGTGGAGTAGACTCTTTATATTTATCTGCGTAGTATAATTGTCTTGCAGGTTTGCCAATGCTAGACATACGAAGGACAGAATTGCTTCTATCCCTCGGAGTTGCCCACTCTATTATAGCATTACCTATACCTGCTGTAACATCTGCTAGTAGCTCATCGGGTATTTCTTTTTCTCCGATATTTAAATCAGCTACAGTATCATAAATGTCATTAACTAATGTTGATAAGTTTTTCTTCGTAGAGTTTTTCATAGAAGTCTGCAACCTTTTTAATTTGTGTAGGTGTAGCTTGGTTCTTAATTGAGTTAGCCATCATAGATACTACAATAACATTGTCGGGTTCATACCCTCTAGTGTTATCAATCCTGTCTAGGCTTGGAGAGTTCTGCCAGTTGTCTGACCCGACCTCAAGTAAAGTCCCAAGTATAGGGCAGTGTGTGCCTACATGTACATCATTAACAGTTAAGTCAAAGAATATATTTCTTTTTCTTGCTCGTCTTTTAGCAGCTCTTAGTATAGATAATTTATAATCTTTGCTCTGCGGATTAGACTCAACAAGAGCATACCTTTCTTTTCTAGTCATTGATATTACGTTAGTGTGTGTCACTCCAGTTATCTCCTATTTTATATTCAGCATCCATCGGACACTTTAGTTTATAATATACACCAGCTTCTACGATGGAGTCAACCGCCATAGAACCTAGTCTATCTACATCATTCTCCCAAGTTTCTATCTGCCACTCGTCATGCACATTTGCTACAACGTGAGCATCTATGTCGCTCGAAAGTAATTTATTATTAAGTATAACCAAAGCTCGCTTCATAACGATAGCTCCAGCACTTTGTAGTAAAGAATTTAATGCAGCATGTGAGCTACGTATAAATACTTTACGCCCATCTAGAGCTTTGATGTAGCCTCTTTGATCTGCTTCTCTCTTAACTCTATTTCTAAAAGATTTAAGTGATGGGAAATTATTGAGAAAAGATTGCTTAACTCGTTTACCTTGAGCTTTGTTTCCTCCAACCACTTGTCCAATCTTCGCATCTCCTGCTCCGTACAAGAAGGCATAGATGAAAGTTTTAGCCTGAGATCTTGATTGCAATCCCGCCCTTGCTTGATTAGCTGTGTGTATGTCTCCGTTGAGTATGTCATTTATAAACTCCTTGTCATTAAGATAATGTGCAAGCATCCGTAGCTCAAGACCACTAGCATCCACACCTACTAACTTATACCCTCTAGGAACTGTCCAGCAAGCTCTACACTCCTTACCGTAGGGAGATGATAGGCTAGGTATCTGAGCCATGTTAGGGTCACGGTGCGACATTCTACCAGTGATAGTACCATTAGATATAACTGAGCCATGTACTCTGTCACCATCTAAAAAAGATAACCAAGACTGTACTTGCGCTATCCGTTTCTGTAACATTAAATAGTTAGCTATCATTGCTGCCTCGGGTATGTCCGTGACAGTAGCTAGTATCTTCTCATCAACCTTCGGCTGCCCTGTAGGTGTAAATACTTTAGGCTTCCAACCAAACTCCTGTAAGTATGTACCTATCTGCTGTCGAGAACTTAAATTAAATTCTTCCTTTGCAGTTCGTACAATCTCTTTAGCAGTACAATCTTTAAATATATTATACTCCTCATCAGACAGTCTAGCTTGCTTGCCATCTTTATCTATACCTAACTTACGTAACATCCCATCGTGTGTATGCTGTGGGTAAATTACCCTTTCATTTATCTTAGGAGTAAATGTTTTATGCACAACCTCTTGAGTGTTGTTAAGCTCACTGGTCAGTTCCTCCAACAACTTATTAGCTTTATCTTTATCTAACATAAAGCCATAGTCTCTTTGAGCTGTAGTAATTTTATAAGTATCCATCTCAACATTAACACTTTCACCAGTAAATCCCCTGCTCTCACGTTTAAGTTCTTCATAAACTTTATAGTTTAAGAATACATCCTGAGCGCAGTACTTCATCATTTCTTCTGAGTATCTAGTGTAGTCATCGAACTCTATTTTAGGAAACTGTAACTTGTATCCCCAAGCTTGTAAACTGTGCGATGCTCGTACTGGATTAAACAATCTAGAAAGTACTAGTGTATCAACTAACTTTTTGTTTGATAAATCAATGTTCATTAATCTTTTAACAACGGGTATATCAAACCCAATAATGTTATGACCAATTAACTTATCTGCTTCTTGTAATAACTTAACTCCTTCACTTAGTTTCTTTGGATTAAAATTAAACTGCTCTTGAGTTTCAACATCGAGAACAGACATACAGTAAACTTTTGTAGGCTGTAACCCGTCAGTTTCAATATCGAATACTAAAGATTTCATAACTCATCTACCTCGTTATCATCATCAATGAATGTCTCCCGAAGTCTACCAGTTTCTCTGTCATAAAGCAAGTGTGTACCCATACCTACATCACCAGTGTACCTAGATTTAAGTACCCTCATGTGTGTGGTGTTAGCTTCTTCGGGGTCATCGGATTGCTGGTCACGCTCTAAAGCTATAACGCAATCGGATAACTGAGCAATACTTTGCGAGCCACGTAAGTGTGATAGGCTTACCGAGATACCATTCTCATGTCCTCGATTACCATCTACCCTACGTAAGTGACTAACAAGTACTAGCCCTACACCTGTTTCCTCAACAATACTTCTGAGCCTAGTCATAATATTATCTATAGCCCTGCGCTCATCGCCTTCCGACATAGAGCTAACAAGCATGTGCAGGTGGTCTACGAATACCCACTTACAACCACAACCAACAATTAAAAATCTTAACTTACTAAATATTTCATCAATGTTAGTAATGCCGAAGTGACTATGTATCCACACTCTATCTTTATTTTCACCGCCATAAATATTATCAAAGTATTTATTAAGGTCATCTTCTGAAAACTGCTCACGCTCTTGGTCAATATAAAGTCTAGCGTTAGCTTCGATTGAAAGTATACCGTCAACAGTACGTCTCCAATCTTCCTCTAATGCTATGATACCTACGTTGTCCTTGGTGTGAGTGATTAACCAGTGTTCTAACTCACGGGTAATACTAGACTTACCAAGCCCTGTACCACCTGTTAGTGTCACAAGCTCACCTCGTCTCATACCGTATAGTTTTTTATTAAGACCAACCCAAGGATAAGGTATGCTTTCACGTTGCTCACGATTATTAAAGTCTAACTTCTGTTCAGATATATTAAGAACTCCTGATGGTGTATATAACTTCGCACCCCACCAAGCATCTACATAGGCTTGTGCCCGTTTAGCTCTGAGCATTTCGTTAGCATCTTTAAAGTCATCTGGCATTGTAAGTATCTTAGCCTTGCTAGGTGTTAGTAATCTAGCTACAGCCTTTGCACCCTCACGCCCTGCTTTATCATTGTCAAAGTTAATTACTACACAGTCAAACTTTTCTAGAAACTCCAGTGAATTTTTAACATCCCTAGCTGCTCCTGCTGCACCTGATTTAACGCTGACTACAGGCCACTTAGAACCTAGTAATTCATACGCTGCCATCGCATCACATTCGCCCTCGACTAATGTAATAAACTTACCGCTATCTTTGAAAGCGGATTCACCAAACAGACCAGTGCCTTGAGAGCTACCGCGCCATGTAAAGTGTTTGCCTTCACCCCGAACCTTATAGCTTGTAACTTCTGAAGCTATGCAGTATGGGTAGAAGTGTTGGACTACATCACCATTATGGTTCGTAGTTGATTTAACATTATATTTCTTAGCAGTCGCTAGAGAAATACCTCTATCATTAAGAGCTAAGAACTCTCCTTCAATTTCATTTACTGAGTTTGTTCTATGCACTTTTATTTCCTGTACAATATTTTTATTCACTCCTTCCTTTACTTCGTAGTTTGGTATTCGCTTATCGCAACTAAAACAATATGCACTACCGTCATCGTTGACAGATACCGCATCGCTGGAGTCACATAAATAACATGGTTGATGGTACTTAACAAAAGCCATCGTGTAATCTCCTATAAAGTAAAGGCAGTTTACCGACTTGCCAAGGTCATTCAGTTAAGATGCTTCTGCTGCATCCTGTACAGTAGTTCTCATGTCCTCCGTTAGTTGGTCTTTTAGTCTTACGTTTAATGTTATAGCAGCAGCTTGTAATATTTCTATCTTTCTAGTAAGACTTTGAATATCTTGCTGCACTTCAACAAGTCTAGCAAACACTATCTTACCTTCATCAGTAAACTTACTAGCTTCGTAAGATACATCATCAAGTACATAGGCTACATTACCTTCACTCATAACTCATCTACCTCAGTTTCTAAATCTGTAATAGCATCAAACTCATCACCGTCTCCTGAGCTATACTGTACTAGGTCTATTACCTGTACTGCCTGTAGCTCAAGACCTTTAAACGCTTGACCATTACGGTTTATTTCCCACGGCTTGCACTGAACCTTAACCTTAGAACCATTACCAACAAGGCAATCAAGTTCATTCTTGTCTTTGTCCAGTAGCTTAGGAGCTTTACGCACCATACCATTAGGGCCATTTACATTACGCTTTATACTTATAGTCGGGCCTTCTTCTTTATCGAACTTAACACTAAAGCCTTTCTCTTTTAAGTCTTGTGCCGTATCTTTATCAAGAACTAAATCGACAGAATACTTTGGCTCAAACCTAGTGTTAGGTGTAGTAATAGATGCCCAATAAGCAATGCCTTCATAAACCATATATAATTTCTCCTTTGGTTTTCTTCAGTTTGAGAGGGGAGTCTATCACGAATCCACCTCGGTGTCAACAACTTTGTTGCCAAGACATTTATAATTTATAAACATAGGGAAACAATCAAATACAAACTGCTCTGTAATTTTATCAACGTTTGTATAATTGCATCTTCCGATTACAAAGTTTATAAATAATCTTTTTACTTGAGGGTCAGGGCAAGGACACA